TACCAGTGAATCCACCAGTGCCAGCTGCGTTAGTTGGAGCTTCCATCAGGTTGAATCCGCTGCTAAATGCAGATTCTTCTTTTAAAAACTTTTCTTGGTTTTCGAGCAGGACAGCGGTTACAGCTCTACGATGTGAATCTTTGATTGGATCCAGACCCTCATAATTGAGGAGAGGTGCCCACTTTTCCTGCAGATGCTCGGAATGGAACATTTGCTTTTACCTTTGTGAATGTTTACGTTTGACTAATGTTAAATTCAGTTTTTTGCAACAGCCTGAAGAGTTCTCAGGTATGTAGCCATAGGACCAGAAACGGATTCGGTCGAATTGTCTACACCCTCAGACAGGGTTTCAGTGTGTGCCTTTGGAGCCTTATTTGCTGGGAAATATGATTCCTTCAGCATCTCCAGTTTTTCACGATATTCTTCTTCACTTTCAAACTCAACACTTTCGGCAAGTGAAGCGAGCTTCTCTTTCTGAGTGGCAGCAAGACCATCAGAAATCTCATCGAAGATTCCATCAGCAACCGACTCTGCGAGTCTTTGGTTAAGGTGGATGTTCTTCTCAATCTGCTCGTTGAGTTTTGTCTCCATGTCATCAAGTTTTTCTACCATGCTCTCAAGAACATCATATTTATCTTCAGGGATTGATACATAATGTGCTTCAAAAAGACCCTTCATTCCTTCCAGGAAGGATTCGGTCATTTCAGTCTTGAGACCTTGCTCGACTGCCAGTTCATTTTCGGTGAACCATTCGTCAGCAACATACTCAAGATAAGAATCTACTCTTTCTGCGAGTGCTTCTTTGATTGCCTCGACTTCCTCTACGAGTTTCTCCTCGTATTGTGCTTCGAGTGCCTCTTTGATTTCTCCGACCTTAGAAGTCAGAGCAGCCTCAAAGATAGTTTTTGCCTTTTCCTTAAACTCTTCGGAGAGTTCCTCACCACCGAGGAGAGCATTAACATCTTCTTCGATGTCATACTCTTGAGTCTCTTCTTCCACTACTTCTTCAGTCTCTTCAACTTCAGCTTCAGCAAGAACTTCTTCATCTTCCAGTTCTTCTTCTTCCTTAACTCCCTTCATAGCATCAGCAGATTTTGCCCCTTTATTGACAACATCTCTGACCTGCTTGAGGGTCGCACCAGGAGTCTTCAGCTTTGCTGAATCATCATCGGATCTGTAGTTCTCTGGTGTTGGACCACCAAGATCTTCTACAGAACCGAGTTGGGTTCCTGGATCTGTGAGTTTAGGCATTCCTTCTGCCGCCTTTGCACCAGCATTAACGGCGGTTTTGGATTGCTTAGTGCCTACTTCCATTTCTTGTAAATCTCCACGAGACATTTGAACTCTCCGTTTAACCTTAAGTTTTAAACTATATTTATTTATAAATTAAAGATTTGCGAGAAAGTCGTTGAATAAGTTCAACTTATTCTCTTCCAATCTCTTTTGATCTACAAGAGTATTAATTGTCTTGTAGGTTTTCTCTGCATATTTCTCACGCAGAATACCACCGTCCCATACCCATTCTTTTCCTTCCATAATACCTTCAACGAAAGCATCAGGAGCAGAAGGATCTGCGACAATATCAGCAGCAGTTGCAAGCATAAAGTCTTCACCAACTACATTGATTCCCTCTCTTGTCATACGGAGAGAACCAATACCACGAGAAGAAACTCCTAACTTAACACCTTCAGAAATCAGAGATTCTGCAATCTTACCCATTGGGGTTGAAAGAATCTTTGCTTTTCCAATAAAGTTTGAACCACTTTCCCTCAGAGAAACAATCTTATGAGAAACTCTATCCAGATTTACGGTAGGACCATCTGGGTGTCCAAGTTCACCAAGTGCTCTACCTTGAGCAACGTGGTTCTCATTATAACGAGCAACTTCTCTACGAAGAGTTTCCATAGGATACATACGACCATTACGGTTCTTGATGTTTCCTTGAAGAAAAACTCCCTCGATGAAAAGTGACTTTTTACCGTTTTTGTTTTCGACGATAAATTCGACCTGTTCGATTTCTTCTCTGATGAGTTTCATGGCTTTAGTTAGTGAATCCTACTTTTGCTGCTTTAATTGCTGAAGATGTCCAGATAACATCAGTTGGAAGTTTTTCCAGAAACTCGACAGAGTTACCTGGCATACTGAAATAGTTGGTGGTTGCAGCACCAACAATCGTTGAAACTCCAACAGTTATAATTCCTGAAGTATCATTATGAAGTCTTACACAAGTTGCATTGCTGATACTTGTAGCAGCACCAGCAGTTGCACCAGTAGCAACTTCAGTTTCAATTATCTTAGTTCTTTGCATTTTTATGATGAAGTCCTATACTTTTTATTTATGATTCTTCGTATTCTTCAGTATCTTCTACTTCGGATTCTTCAGATCCAAAAAGTGAATCTGAAACAACAGGTTTAAACGAATCTACTCTTTCTGCTGCTTTTGCAAATAAAAGATCTTTGATTTTATCACTAATCTGAGATGGGCTCTCGTCAGTAGTAATCATATCCATTAATTCATCCATGATTGTAATCAATAGTATTCTGAGTTATTTATTAAATTTCCCCACCCTTTGGTATTTCAACCGATCTTTCTTCAGAACCTAAATCTGGCTCTACGGCTGGTTTGCCCAAATCCATACCAGTATCTATCGGCACTTGTTG